GGCTGCGGCCAATACCCGTCACCTGTCTAGGGACGCGCGTTTTCGCGCCCCCCGATTCACCGAGTCATCGAGAGGATGGCATCATGGCAACCGAGCGGTGGGTGTGTATCGAGTGTGGGAAGGTCTTTACAACGGCTCGGGGCCGGCGTCCTACGTCTACCTGTACCACGTCTTGAAGCGGGAGGAGGCACTGTGAACCAATCCTTCTCCTTCACCGTCGCGGTGAAGTGCGACGCGCAGGGCCTCGAGTACGTCGAGGCGGCGGGGTCGTCATTGTTCCAACGGGAAGCGGGCGCCACCCCCGTCTGGGAAGTCGAAGTCGGCATCGTCGCCCCGTTCGAGATCACCGTCGTAGGCAAAGAGCCACGACTCCTCCTCGCGTTCCGTGTCGAGAAAGGGACCTGACCATGTACGTGATTCTGCTGGTGACGAAGGACGGCCGTCCAAGCTACGCGATCCTGCCGGCGCCGGCGCAAGACCCGGGGTTCAACTGGACGTCGAAGCTCGACGAGGCGTCGATCTTCCTCTCCGTGTCGAGCGCGATCTTCGCTCTGACGAAGCGGGCGCGCCGGTACGAGCATACTGAGAACCAGCACTTCGAATTGGTGGAAGTGCGGGAGCAGTCCAAGCGGTCGATCGTGAGGGTGCTATGAAGACGTGGGTGGAGTCGTAAATGTACGTCTGCATCGAGTGCGGGCAGACGTTCGCCGACACGCGGCTGGCGGGTCTCCACACCGTCAACCCGCCGACGAAGAGCGGGCCTGGCAAGCCGCGGGTGCGGCATCACGTCTTCCAACAGACACCGGTAGGGGGTGGCGCACACACGGCTTCAGCGCCTGCGGGCCAATCAGCCGTACCCTTCAGGGAGCGCGAGACGCCCCTACCTTGTCAGACGCTAACTGCGTGACGTTGCCGAACGGGGTCGTTCACAAGAGCGGGGCCATCTCGAGCGGCGTCGCCGAACAAGTTCTCTCGGAGGGACCCTGCACATGAGATCGTCGTTCTCGTTTTGGGAAGCTATCGGCATCATCGCCTGCGCGCTGGTGATCGCAGTCGCGATCTGTGGGGCAATGATCGGCATCGCGTCGAGCGCGGCGCCGTGGCAGCCGAAGCCGGCCGTCCTGAACCAGGCATGGGGGTGGGCGTCATCCTGCACCGTCGGCATCCCGCCGCGCTTCCGCAACCCGTACGGCGACCTGAAGCACGTCGCGTGGCAGACGTTCACGCCGGGGGCGCTGAACGACTCGACGCCGGGGAACATCATCGGGCAGACGGTGCGGAACGACGGCGACCCGACGGACACGATCTACATCGACGAAGTCCACCAGGATACCGTCTGGGTGCTCGCGCACGAACTCCTGCACCACATTCTAGCGGACCCCGAAGTCTGGGGGTCGGCGCATCCGTTCGTCCCCTTCGCCTTCCCGTGTCATCTGCTCGAGTTCCAGCAGGGGGACGCGATCGGGCTGATGGGGCAGGGGCTGCGCCCGAAGCGCGCTCGCATATTCGCGCGGGCGAATCCGGTGATCGCCGACCTGGGATACTGCGCCGACGTGACCAGTCCGCAGTGCCCCGTCCGCGACTTCTGGCCGCGGGCGGAGCGGCTGACGTCGGCCGGCATCGACGCCTACTACTTCGTCGCGGAGGGGCGGCCGACGTTCGTCGCCTTCGTCACTCGCGCGACCTACTCCAAGTACGGACGCGGGCAGATCGCGCCCGACGGACTGATCTGGCGGGAGAGCCGGCCGTGAGGTTGCCAGATCGCGACGAAGTAAGCCGCCGCAAGGCGCTCGCGAGAAAAAACGCCTTGAAACGGCGGTATGGCATCACGCCCGAGCAGTACGACTTGATGCTTGAGCGGCAGGGCGGCGGCTGCGCGATCTGCGGGCGCCTGCCCAAGCCGGGGCGTCGGCTGGCGGTCGATCACGACCACGCGACGAAGCGGGTGCGGGGGCTGCTCTGCTTCCAGTGCAACAAGTATCGCGTCGCGAAAAATACGAAGCAAACCGCGCTGTGGGTGCTGCGCTACCTGGAAGACGACTTTGACTGGCGGACGATCTGATGTTCGTCCTCGAGGTGCGGGAAGGGCCCGAGGGGTCGCTGTGGGCGCGTCGCCCGGATTACTACGTAAAGGATTGGGCGGCGGTCGTCGCGGCGCGGCTGATCGTCAAGAAAGAGCGCCGGCCCGCTCGAGTCGTGATCTACTCGCCCAACACGCCGGAGGATGGGAAGGTGTTCGGAGAGTTCTTCTACACGCCGCCGGAGCCGGTGAAGATCGACGCCGCGGCCTTAGCAAAGGGGATATTTGGATGATCGTTACAGTGCTGCTCCCGAACGGGACCGACGAGCTACACAACATCACGAGTTTCGAGCCCCTGCCTGGTGCGCTGAAGCTGCGGCAGGCGATCGCGGAAGAGAAGTCATCGACCGGGCTGATTGCGCGGGTCGGCGGCCGGTCGAAGTTTTTGATCTATCCGTGGTCTCGAGTCCTGAAAGTGGAGGTGGAGGAATGATCTCCTACCGTGCCGACCGGCTGATAGCGACGTACTTCGAGGCGGCCGTGAGAGAGGGAGCGCGTCGTGCCGATCCGACCGGTTCCCTGGTTCCCGCGAACAACTCCGAGATTCGACAGGCGCTCGTCGAGTTGGCGGAGTTCATCGAGCACCTTGAGGCGCGGGCGGTCGACGTCGAGTTTGGCGGCCGGGCGGCGCAGCAGGTCCTCGAGTACGCGGGCGGCGCCGACCGAAAGCTGTTCGTGGAGAAGGCCGCCACGTTGGAGGAAGACTTCCCCGACCCGGGATCGCTCGCGGAGCACCGGGCGGCGCAGAAGGCGCAGAAGGCGCAGCGGCACCGGACGATCTCGTACTTCAAGTCCGTGCTTCGCATCGCCGGTTACGTCGTGCTGTGGGCGGTGTGCCGGCCGGCGGCAATCATCTTGATCTTCTCGGAGTTGATGGGGATCGCGGAGGAGGTGTTTGGCGCATGAACAAGGAACAGATGATAGCGCTCATGGCCGCCGCACTGCACAGCGGGCGGAGCGACTGGCGGACTCGCGGTGACGAAGGCTTCGGTGAGAAGCGGGCGATACGGGCAGACATCGACATCGCGGAGGACATCTGGCCGGCGGTGGTAGAGGGAGACATATGAGCCAACACGCGAGGTTCGCGCCGAGCGCGGCCCACCGGTGGCTCAACTGTCCCGGGTCGGTCGCGCTCGCCGAGTCCCTGCCGCCGGCGGAGCGCCGCGAAGGCGGCGACTCGGAGGAGGCACAGGAGGGCACGAAGGCGCACGCGCTGGCGGCGCAGGCGCTGCAATTCGCGATCGACGGCGTCCCCATGCTGTACGGGGCCGACGTCCCCGAAGAGATGCAGGAGGCAATTCACCTGTACGTCACGACGGTGATGGCGGCCGTTCGCCCCGGCGACGAAGTCCTGGTCGAGCGGAAGGTGAAGCTCGACGACGACCTGTGGGGCACCCTCGACGCCGCCGTCGTGCACCTGGCGGACCTGTCGGTTGAGATATTCGACTTCAAGTACGGGGTCGGGGTCGTCGTCGAGGCGATCTCGAACGAGCAGGGCGGCATCTACCTGCTCTCCCTCGCCGAGTACGCGAGTCTGCGGCCGGCGAAGTTCACGATCGTGCAGCCGCGCGCCGGGCACAAGGACGGGCCGGTGCGCTCGTGGGAGCCGCACCCCGGGGAGTTGCGGCGCCTGCGGCAGCGGGCGGAGGCGGCGATCGACAAGGGCAAGCGCCAGTATGCGCCCCTGGCGGCCGGCGAGTGGTGCCAATTCTGCCCCGCGCGCGGTCACTGCCCGGAGTTGTCGCGGCACGCGCAGTTGGTGGCGGCGACCGAGTTCGAGGTGGTGGCGGAGCCGGCCGTGCAGGACGTCGTCGCTGCGCTTCCGATTGAGGCGGTCGTGGCGGCGCTCGCAAAGACGAAGGTGATCGAGATTTACCTGAAGGCGATGCGCGACCGCATCGAGAAGGACCTGAACGACGGCCGCCCCGTCCCCGGCTGGAAGCTGGTGGCGAAGCGCCCGCGACGCGTGTGGAATAGCGTCGACGAGGTGCAGACCTGGGCGGAGTCGGCGGGGCTCGACTTCTTCGACTACTACGAGCCGGCGGTGATGAAGTCGCCGGCGCAACTCGAGGCGGTGATCGGGAAGAAGAACCTCCCCGAGGTGCTGTACTCGAGCGTGAGCAGTGGGGCGACGATCGCCCCGGCAGACGATCCGCGGCCGGCGCTTGCGAGCGCGGCCTCGGAGGACTTCGCGGCCCTTCCGTCGGGAGATGCGGAATGAGATTAGGACACGAAAGTGCCTGTACGAGAAAAGCGGTAGAGTGGCCGACGAGCGGAGCGCTACGGTGGGCGGCCGGCTTTCTTGAAGGCGAAGGTGCGTTTCAGCGCAACTGCGGGTCGGCACGCGTAAGCGCGTCGCAGACCTACGAACGCGACCCGCTGACTCGGTTGTTGCGGATGTTTGGTGGCAGTGTGCGAAAAGAAAAAGCGGGACATTTTGTATGGACAGTTAGCGGTGCTCGAGCGCGCGGGGTGGCACTAACTGTGTTTTCCTTCATGTCGCCGCGCCGGAAGGCGCAGATTACGGCGATGTTCGCGCGAGACAGAAAAACAGTCTAAGGAGGTTCCTTTGGGAAAGTATCCTTGGAAGCGAGACGACGTCAAGGTCTGGACGACCGATATGACGCTCTCGTTCCCGAACCTGCTGAAGCCGGTCATTCCCGACAACGGCGGGACGCCGAAGTACTCGGCCTCCCTCGTCTCGGACGTGAACGAGTCGAAGCAGACGCTGCAGGAAGCGATCGTCACGGCCGCCATCGCCGAGTGGGGCGAGAAGGCGATCACGATGCTGAAGGCGGGTGAGATCGTCAACCCGATCCGCACGGACGCGGAGAAGAAAGGCTACCCCGCGGGCTCGTGGTTCCTGAACGTGCGGTCGGAGCGGAAGCCGGGCGTCGTGCAGCCGTTCGATCAGGACGGCGACGGCAAGCCGGACCCGATGACGGAGGAGCAGATCGAGAAGAAGATGTACCCCGGGGCGCGGGTGAAAGCCACTATCGTGGCCTTCACGTATGTGTACATGGGGAAGAAGGGTGTGAGCTTCGGCCTCAACAACCTGCAGTGGGTTGGCGACGGTCCCAGGCTCGACGGCGGCAAGCCGGCGACGGAGGACTTCGACATCGATCCGGCCGCCGTGCCCGCTGAGATCGGCTTCAACAGCTAAGCTGGTGGTGCGGTGTCCTACTGTGCGGCGGCAGCCGCCTGACTGGACCCGATACGTACTCCGCGCAACCGACAAGTAGGACATCGGTGTGTCAGCACCGGAGAGTCGATAGTGGGCCGCGGCACGGGCGTATCAGAAGGGAGTAGGCTCTGACAGCCGTGTGGGGTTCGAGTCCCCACCCGCACCTTGAGCGCACGACCCGGCAGGAGGTTGGCCCGCCGGAGGGTTACAAGCAGCCGATACGGCACAGCGGAATGTGGGACGTCGCCGGCGACCGACCACCGCGCGCTCTTCGCTTCACACAACGAAAGGGAACGCATGCGGCTATTCCTAGACTTCGAGACGCGATCGACAGTTGAGCTTCGGCGCTCGGGCGTCTACAAGTACGCCGCCCACACGGACACGTCGATCTGGTGTATGGCGTGGGCGTTTGAGGGTAACGAGGACGAGCCGGCGCTGTGGTACGCTGGCGAGCCCCTGCCGGAGGCGGTCGTTGTCCATGCCACCGCGGGCGGCGAGTTGTGGGCGCACAACGCGGCGTTCGAGCGAATCATGTGGCGCGACTGCGCGATCCCTACCTATGGCTTCCCGGTAGTCAGGGACGACCAATGGTTCTGCACCGCCGCGGAGGCTGCCGCCCTCGCGCTGCCTCGCCGGCTCGAGCAGGTGTGCGACGTCCTGCGCCTGCCGGTGCGGAAGGATATGGAGGGACACCGGCTCATGCTGCAGATGTGCCGCCCGCGGCGCTTCGAAGACAACGGGACGCCCGTGTGGTGGGACGACGCGGCGAAACTGCTGCGCCTGGGGCAGTACTGCGCGACGGATGTGAAGGCGGAGCGACTGCTCTTCAAGGCACTACGCCGACTGTCGCCCGACGAGCGCGCGATCTACCTCCACAATGAGGCGATGAACGACCGCGGCGTGGCGATTGACCTGGAACTCGCCGGCGCCGCCCAGAAGCTGGCGAAGCACGAGATCGCGCGACAGAACCGGCTGATGCGGGATGCGACGAAGGGGAAGGTCGACAAAGTCACGAAGGTGGCGAAGCTAAAGGAGTGGGTCGCCGCCCAGGGGCTCGAGACCGACACCCTCCGCGCGAAGGTGCTAGACGGGCTGATCGTCGAGTCGAAGGAACTCGAGCCGGAAGTCGAGATCGCGCTGCAGGCGCGAAAGGAAGCAGCGAAGTCGTCCGTGTCAAAGCTGCAAGCCATGTTCGACGTCGCCGACGCCGACGGCCGCGCCCGCGGGCTGCTCCTGTATCACGGCGCCTCAACCGGTCGCGACACCGGGAAGTACATTCAGCCGCAGAACATGCCGCGCGGGCTCGAGGTGAAGAAGCACGAGGAGGAGTGGATCGCGCGGGTGCTGGACGGCACGTTGCCGGAGGCCGCCGCGGCGGACGGTCTGACGGTGCTGACGGTGCTGTCGGGGCTGCTCCGCTCGATGCTCGTGCCGGCGCGCGGGCAGGCGTTTTTCTGCGGCGACTACGCGCAGATCGAGGCCCGGATCGTCGCCTGGCTCGCCGACTGCTCGCTCATGCTGGACCAGTTTCGCGAGAAGCGGCCGATCTACCTCGAGATGGCGGAGGCGATCTTTCGCCGGAAGATCACGAAGGACATGCCCGAGTACACGATCGGGAAGTCCGCCGTCCTCGGCTGCGGATTCGGACTCGGGCGGGAGAAGTTCGCGACGCAATTCGACGCGACGCCCGACATCGCTGATCGAGCGGTGACGGCCTACCGGGAGACCTACCCCGAGATCGTCGACTTCTGGGCGCACCTGAACCGGGCCGCTCTGAACGCGGTCGGGACGCCCAAGACGACGTACCAGGTCGGGCGGCTCCAATTTCGGCGCGAGGGCGCCTTCCTGTGGATTCGCCTGCCGTCGAAGCGGCTCCTCGCCTATCACATGCCGGCGATCATCCAGCGGCCGATGCCGTGGGACAAGTCGGACATCCGGCCGGCGGTCGAATACTCCGGCTTCAACAGCTACACGCACCAGTGGGAGCGACTGGCGATGTACGGCGGACTGATCGCGGAAAACGTCACGCAGGCGATCGCGCGCGACGTGATGATGGCCGGCGCCCTGCGGACGGAGGCGGCCGGCTTCGCCACCGTCTTGAAGGTGCACGATGAAGTGCTCGCGGAGGCGCACGAGAGCCTGCGGGTGCAGGGCGGCGTGAAGGTCTTCAACGATCTCCTCGAGGTGGCGCCCGCGTGGGCGGACGGACTTCCCATCGCCGCCGAGTCATGGTGCAGCACGAGGTACAAGAAATGAAAAAGCGGTTCGTGTTCGAGCGCGTCATCCGAGAAGAGATCGTCGCGTACACGGAGGAGGAAGCGCGGCTGCAGTTGAGCGAGGTGGACTTCCTTGCCGACGAGTTCGAGTTGATCGACGTGTGGAGTGAGGAGTCGGCCGCCGACGCGACGGGGCAGCCATGAGCCTCCGCCAAGCGGAACAGGGACTCGTCATCGCCAGCAACCTTGGGGCGATGGGGCAGCCGATGCGCGACGTCGCTCTGAGCCTCGTGCACGACGGCTGGCCGGTCTTCCCGTGCGGTCTCGACAAGGCGCCGCTCGTGCCGACCGGGTTCAAGGCACGGACGCGCAACGTCCAGCAGGTCGAACAGTGGTGGGCCTTACACCCTGAGGCATTGCCGGCGATCTGCCCGGGCGACAACGGCCTCGCGGCCTTTGACGTCGACTCCGCCGGCGCGTGGCTCCGGGCGGAGGGTGTGCAGGTGTCGTCGCTGCGCGGGCTGATCGTCGAGTCGGGTGGAACGTCACAGCCGTTTACGACGGCGGATGGCGTCGTACGGCAGCCGCGGCACGTCTACGTGCGATCGGCGCAGGCGCCAAAGGTCGGCAGCGTGGTCGTCCGCTTCCTCGCCGGCTACGTGATCGCGCCCGGGGCCCGCCGCGGCGAGAAGGTCTATACCGTGACGGTGTCGGAGGAGCCGCGCGAGTGGACGGGCTACGTGGATGTCGAGCGGGGGTTGCCAGAGGTGGAGGCGGTCGCCGACCCGTCGCGGCTCGAGCGCGTGCGCGCGTTGGTGGCGGCGATCCCGAACCCCCTCGAGACAGACCGGGAGAAGTACATCGCCTTCGCGCACATGGTACACGGCGCCGTCGGCGAGGCCGGCCGCGACATCTTCTTGGAGTGGGCGGGGCGGTGGCCGGGGAAGGTGAACCGCGCCGAAGACGAACGGGTGTGGGACACCCTGCCGCCGTCACAACTCGGCTTCGACGACCTGTGGGTGCTCGCCAGCAAGTACACCGATACGGCGGCGGAGCAGCGGGCGGCAGCGATGGCCGACTTCGCACCGCTGGCGGATGCGTCGAAGCCGGCGCCCGAGCAGCCGAAGTCAAAGTGCTGGTTCACCGGCCGCGAGTTGCTGTCGCAGCCGGAGTTGCTCGCGATCCCGACGCCGTCCGTGCCGTACCTAGCGTGGCCGGGCCGCAAGACCCTCTTCGCCGGCCGCGAGAAGTCTGGCAAGTCGACGCTCGCCTTCGCCGCCGTCTCGCACATGACGCGGGGGGAAGCGTTCCTGGGGGTCGAGACGACGCCGCAGCGTGTGCTGTGGGTGACGGAGGAGTCGCTGCAGGACGTCGCGACGCGGATACAGCAGATGGGGACCGACCTGGACCGCTTCGCGGCGATCCCGATCGGCAAAGACCCGTGGCAAGAACTCGCCGAAGGCTTTCGCGAGTTCGCGCCGCAAGTCGTGGTCATCGACTCGTTGGCCTGGTTCGCTGGGCTGGGGGAGTCGGAGGAGAACAACTCGGGAGCCTGGATGCCGGTGTTCAAAAACTTCGATAAGCTGACGCGCGCCGGCGTCGCCCTCTTGCTCCTGCATCACTCGCTGAAGTCCTCGCCCTCGGGCTCGTACCGGGGCTCTACGGCGATCGGGGCGGCGGTCGAGGCGATCATCGAAATGGAGACGCCCGCGAATGGCAACCGCCATCGGAACATGAGCGCGCGGAGCCGGATGGGGATCGCGAAGTCGTTCAACGCGCTCTGCCTCGACGACAAGCGCGGCCTCTACAAGCTGACGCAGGGGGTGGAGGAGGCGAAGGAAGCCTCCGTCGACGACCAGGTCGTCCAGTATCTGCTCGCGAATCCGGGGTCGTCGCTGAACGCGATCGTCGAGGGGCTGGGGCGCGGCCGGCCGACGGTGGTCGACGCGCTGGCGCGGCTCGGGACGCGCGTCGTGCACCCGAGCGTGGCGGCGGGGTGGTCGGTTTCATCGGACTTCACACCGGTGGTGGAGGTATCGTGAGTACGGTGCGACAGCGGGAGCAGTGGAGCGCAGCCTCGAGGCGTTACCGACGTGCCAATCCTGTGCGTTCCCGCATCGTAAAACTAGTTCAGAGAACGAAAGCGCTTGGCGGCTCGCTGACGCGGGAGTATTTAGAAACCATCTGGACGCCGGAGTGCCCCGTGTTCGACACGCCTTGGGACCTTAGCTTCAGGCCAAGTCAACCTTTTGCGATGACCTTGGACCGTCTCGACCCTGCGAAGGGATATGTCGAAGGGAACGTGTGCTTCATCAGCCACCTGGCAAACCGAATTAAGACAAACGCGACCCGCGCTCAGGTGGTAGCGGTGGCGCGTTGGATGCGAAAGCGAGGACTCTCTTGATGGGGCTTTCAGGAACACTCGTCACGCTCGACGCGGGGATGTTGCCGCTCGCGGACATCGCGGTCGGGCTGTCGCGCATTCCGCGCTTCGCCGGCCAGACACTTCTGCGCTGGAATGTTTCGGATCACCTCGTCGCGGGGATGATCTACGGCGAGCGCCAGGGCTGGACGCCGCGGCAGCTCTGCTATTGGGGCCTGCACGACGCGCACGAGGCGATGACGTCGGACGTCCCGACGACGTTCAAGACTGACGAACTTCGCGCGATACAGCGGACCCTCGACCGGCGGCTCTATCGGGCGTTGGACTTGACACCCCCAACTAGGGTGGAGAGCGACCTGGTACACCTGCTCGACCGCGGGATGCTGTTGGCGGAGGCAGCCATCGTGGCCCCGCCGGCGACCTACCGACGGATCGTGAAGGAAATGGGCGGTCTCGAGGCCGAACACGAGCATCGTGTGGCAGTGTCGCAGACGCTCGAGAAGATCGTGGCGGATTCGGAGTCAGGCGTCGCCTGGCTCGACCGCATCCTGCCGCTCATTCTGGACGTACAGGAGGGACTGTGAACAAGCATCTGTGGTACTACGGGGTGTGCATCCGCTGCCACGTTCAGGAGTGTGATGCAGGGTATTCTAGCCCCTGTCCGGTTGAGCCGGCGAAGCCTGGCGCGAACTACATCACACGGGAAGAGAAGATGGCGGAGATACGGCAGTCGATGCCTGAGGGGTCGGAGGCGCGGAAGGGCGTGCCGCTCTGCACCGGCGTCCTCGACTACTTCCCGGCCGCGCTGGCGGCGGTGGCGAAGCTGTCGAAGTTCGGCAACGACAAACACAACCCTGGCGAGCCGCTGCATTGGGCGCGCGGCAAGTCGATGGATCACGCCGACTGCATCATGCGCCACCTGGCCGATCGGGGCGTACCGGACCCCGAGACGAAGATGTCGCACACCGTTGAAGTGGCCTGGCGTGCGCTCGCGCTGCTGCAGGAGGAGTGCGAGGCCGCCGGCGCGCCACGCGCCCGGGGGGCCTGGTGATGTTCTGGTATCGGTGGCCCTCGATCGTGGTTGAGCTACTCTCGGGCGTCCTGCTGGTGGGAATCTGCCTGCTCTGGACGGGCGGGCTGGTGCCAGGGGCGGCGGGTACCGCCCTCCTTGTCTCCGTCATCTACGAGAAGTTCTTCGACCCGAATGGGTGGTCGTGGGGCGACGTCGTGCAGCGCGGCCTGGGGATCGCCCTCGGCCTCGCATTGTGGAACCTACTCGGGTAGGCCCTCGCCGCGGATCGCGCCCTCTTCCGCGAGCTTCTGGAAGCCGGGGAAGCGCTCGAGCAGGCGTTCGTGCTGTCCCGAGGCGAGGTGGTAGCGGAGCCAATCCTCGAGCGTCGCGCCCGCGTTGCCGAAGCCCGGCTTGTACCCCGGCTTCGCGCCCCAGACGGCCGCCTGGAACTCACGGTCGGGCATCCCAGCCTTCGCCGCGTCGTGCCGCAAGCGACCCTCAACGATGCCCTTCTCGGTGTCGTTGAGGTTTTGCTTTCCGCCGTAGTACTCGGCGATGTGGCGGTCGATCGCGAGGGCGGAGGGCTGCCCCTGCCGCGCCAACACGTAGCCGGAGACCTTCTCGCCGTGTGTCACCTTCGACCACGGCTGGTCGTCGGCGATCGCCTGCAGCATCCCGCGCTGCACCTTCGTGTAGCCCGGCACGTCGGCCATCAACTCCCCGTGCGACCAGGCGTCGAACGCCTTCAGTGCACGGGATAGCTCGTCCTTCGGCGACTTCTGGATCGACGAGATGGCGCCGATGCGGTGGAACACGTCGCGCTCCTGCGGGGAAAGGCCCGCATCCTGCAGCACCTTGTCGGTCTGATTGTACCAGCGCCGGATGCCCTCGCCGGCGGGCGAGAGCGCATCCGCGATTGCCTCCGATGTCGTCGGCATGTTCTGAATCATCCCGCGGTACTTCTGCGCGGTCCCGTACATCTTGTTCGCGAGCCAGGGCGACGCCTGCATCTGCGCCCCCACTTGCGGGTGCTCCTTCGCGACCGCCGCGGCAAACTGCTGCGGGGACTTCGTGCCGGCGCTAAGGTGGGCGACGCCCATCGCCAGGTCGGAGACGTCTTCCCGCGGGATCGCCATCCCGGTCTCGCGTGGCGTCGTGCTCAGAGTCTTCGTCGGGTCGAGGTGGATTGTAGAATAGCCCGACGACGCCCCATGCCTAAGCGCGACCGCGCGCTGCGGCAGGCGGCGCAGGTTGCCTTGGGAGTCGAAGACGTGCGTCTTCTCCCCCTCGAACGTGTTCGGGTACTCGATCGCATCGTAGCCGTGCCCCTTCAGCGCCGTCTTGATCTCCCCGAGCCACCCCTGCTCCGCCTTCCGACGATCCTCCCAGGTATCGTACTGCCGAGTGTCTTTGTAGGAGGCGTCGCGAAGCTGGCGAAATACCTTTTCTGCCGGCGTGCCCTTGATCTCGGGATGGTTAGCGATCTCTTCCGCGACCTCTGTCGGCTGCCAGGTCCCCAAATCGCGAGTAATCCGCAACGGGTTCTTGACATTCGAGTAGAGTCGCAGCAAGCGCGCCGCCTCCGGCTCTTCGCCGATGAGCGTCGCCTTCTGACTCGACAAGTCTTCCGCCTGCGCCTTCGTCCCCGTGTGCGGCCCGATGTCGCTCGACTGCGTGGGGACGTCGAACCCCTGCTCGAGCGTTCCGTGGTACGTCGTCGGCGTGCGGTAGGCGTACTTCGGGTCGGAGGCGCCGAGGACTTCGGGGGCACCGGGCGGCAGTTTCGGCTGTCCCTCGCCGGGATACTGGCCGGAGTGCTCAAGCGGCCAGAGCGCCGCCTTCTGCTCCGCGAACGGGCGCTGGCTCGCCGGCAGGTCCGCATGCGGCCCGAAGTTGAACCACGAGTTCTGTCCGCGCGTCTCAGTGAGCATGGCGCGCTGGGCGAGCGGGGAGTACATCGTCGCGTGGTCGCGGGCGGCGTTCTCCTCGCCCTTCGCGGCGAAGCTGTTGCCGGAGGCACCGTGCCCGTAGACGTCGTGCACGAAGCGAAACTCGTCGTTCTGCTCGGGCGTCATCAGCGGATGCGCCTGGTCGGGTTGCGTCTTCAGGACGCGGATCGACTTGTTGTCGCGCAGGTCCTTCAGCATTGCCTTTGACGACGTGTAGGGGTCCTTGTCGACGTACTGCGGCGTATACCCGGCCGCCTTCAGATGCTCGGCCTGGGCATGGGTCTCGTCGGTGAACGCCTTATAGGCGGCCTGGACTTGCGGGTCGGACGGGTTCGACTGTAGGCGCTCGTAGGCGTTCGCCATCGACTTCCCCGCGATCGGGTCGACCGCCTCGACGTGCGGAAGCTTTGGGCCGGTGACGCCGGCCGTTTTGCGGTATTCGTTGGCAAGGTTGCCGAGTTCGGAGACGCCACGCTGCGGGATTGCGGCTGGTGCGGCGGTTCCAGTCTGCCGCGGTGCGCCCTCGAAGTCGAAGCTGATCTTTGCCCCGCTGGGCAGAACGGTGTGCGCCTCACGCCGGCCGGCCTGGCGGACGCCGGAGAACGGCGTAGTCTGCCCCGTCGAGACGTCGTGGAGGCCGGGCTCCTGGCCCCCGATCGTGATGACGGAGTGCTGGCCGAAGCGGTCGCCCAGGTGGACGGCCTGCGCCCGCTCGAAGTCAGGGATGAGATAGCTCTTCTCAGTCTCCCACTTTCCCGTCGTCGGGTTCTTCCACCGCCCCTGCACCTCGACGTGCTCGACCCCCCACGCCCTCAGGAGGTCGGACATGCCGGCGTGGCGGGCGGCGTTCTCCTTCGCCGACAGGTTGCCGAGCGACGCGGAGACGATCGCCGCCTGCGGCATCCTGACGCCCTCCGCGCCCGCGGCGGCATTCTCGATGTCCGCGAGCACCGGTCGCGTCGTGCGGGTGACGGCTGGCCCTAGCTCCGGGGGTGCCTCACCGGCGATTGAGCCGGCGAAGTCGAGCATGGTCTTCGGATCGAGGGGATTCGCGCCGGCGGGGATCGGACGGCTGGCGAGTAGCTCCTTAGCCGTCTGACCGGGTTGCGTGAACGTCTGCCCCAACCGCTGCATGGCGTTGTAGAGTGTTCCGAACCAGGGCGGCATGTTGCCGCCGACGCCAGGCTGGGCGGCGGAGGCATCCGGGCGTGCTTGTGGGGGTACGACGGGCGAGGGCGTGCCAATCTGCCGCATCGTCTCGAGGGCGGCGGAGGCCGTCGGGTCGTAATCGTGGGGAAAGAGAACCGCCGGGGTCCGGGGACCGACCGGCGGAGAGCCATTCGACATCGAGGCTACCTCTGGGTGGCGGTGCCGAGGGGGCCGCTCACCAGCGAGCCGGCTTCACGGCCGACCGCAGGCACGAGCGTCTTGAACTCCGGCTCCTTCTCGACGAAGTCGTACAGGTCCTTCAGCTTGGTGCTAAAGAAGGGTCGCACGAGGGCGCGGGAGGCGCGCTCCTCGACCTGCGACGGCTCGTAGCCGTAGCTCTCCTTCACGCCCTCGTTCAACAGGCTGCCTTTCGGCGACTCAGACGTCTTGCCGAGGGGCTTGATCGCGCGGCCGACGATCGAGCGCATGAACATCCGCAACTCGTTCTGCCGCTGCAAGTAGGGCGCCACCTTCGCTTGCAGGTCGTTGAAGCCTTTCACGTTGTCGCCGAGCCACTGCCGGATCGTCGACGCCGTCTCGCCCATCGCTTCAGCTTGGTCGAGATCGAGCTTCGGCTCCATCCCCTTCGCCTTCATGCCGAAGGCAGCGTCCGCCTTCTGCGCGAGCGTGCGGTGGTAGCCGTACAGGTCATAGGCCGTCGGCGACGTCTTCGCGTTCATCGCGCGCTGCGCGTCTGCCGGCAACTGCGCTATCTGTTCGTCTGTGAGCGGCACGTTCTGCAGGAGGCCCTTGTAGCCGGTCTCGCTGTTCGCGGAGATCGCCTGCTTGGCCTTCGTCAACTGCGACATACGCTGCCGCATGAGGTTCTCGGCGGAGGCGGCAGCTTGGGGCGACTTCGTGATCTCCTTCGACGCGGCGTTTCGCAACTCGGGGGACTTCTCCGCATTGAAGGGCCGCAACTCGTCGGGGAGCTTCTGGTACTCCGACTCCGGCCGCGGCTGGAAGATCGTGTTCTTGTCGGGTGGGCCGACGCGCGCCGGCGTCGTCTGGCCCTCGTTGAGGGCGCCCTTCCCGATGCCGTAGCCGGGCACATCCTCCGGCGTCGAGCGCGCGACGGCCTTCCGTGCGATCACTTCCGCCGGCTCGAGCTTCGTCGCCGCCCAGCCACCCGCAGCCCCGAGTGGACCGCCGACGGCCGCGCCGAGCGCCGCCGCCTTCCCGATGTCGCCCATGTTCGGGGTCAAGTCGGGGGAGGCGGCGTAGGCCGCTTCGCCTGAGCCGGTCGCGCCGCCGACGGCACCGCGGACGCCCGCCCGCATGATGCCCGGCAGGAGCTTCGACAGCCCCGGCAGGTACTTGTAGAGGAGCGGCACGAGGGTGCGCTCCGCCAACATCCCCGAGAGCGCACTCGGGCCGGCGATGCCGGTCATCTCACCGGCGACGCTGGTCTTCGGATGCTCCGCCGCCCCCGCCTCGAGCATCGGGTTGACGCCCGGCAGGTTGAGCTTCGACGGTAGGCCGAGACCCGCCTGGTTCGACAGCGCCTCGAAGAACGTCGGCACCGCGCCGGGACCCTTACTGGCTTCCATGCCGGCGGTCGCGCGTGCGCCGACCGCCTGCGCCCGCGTCAGGTCGACGACGGACTTGAGGCGGCCGTTCGTGTGCTCGGCGACGTAGGCGTCGACGTCGGCCGGCGAGAATCCCATCTTCTTCGCCTGCAGGACCTTCCCCCACAGTCGGTCGATGAACGTCGGCCCGGGACCGGGTCCCGCGACCGCGCTGTCGTCCGCCGGCTGGGCGCCGGGGCCTGCGAGTGTACCGTCAGCCATTAGGGCGTTCCGATCGCGTTCGTGACGCGCCCGCGCGACTTCGGTGCGCCTGGCGCCGGCGTGGGAGCGGGGTTGAGCAGGGTCGACCACTCATCCTCGAAGCGTGACGTGTCGACGCCTTCGGGGGCGGTGTTCGTGTAGTAATCGTGAATCGCGGCGTTGTGTCGCTTCCAGTAGCCCGCCGCCTTCTGCACGAGGGCGTCGTACTTCGTCCGCGACGCCGGGTCGAGCCGGCCCGCGTTCGTGAAGAGTTCGGTCACCAAGTCCTGCAGCGACTTCCCCTCTGCGGGAGACAATCCCGGCACAGAGTTGCCTTCGCCGAGCATCTGGGCGACCAACTGCGACCGCTGGTGGTCGGCGCCCTTCGACGTGTCGCCACCCAACTCCTGGTACGACTGATAGGCGCGGGCGGCACCGTTGCCGGGCTTGATCTCCTCCGAGTACTTCGTCCGCAACTCCATCTGCTTCGACACCGTCTGCTCGGGGGTGAGGCGCGGCTTCGCCTGGAAGACGACCGGGGCACCCGAGTTCGGGTCGCGGCCGATCGCGCCGTACTCGCCGGCATGCGGTTGCAACCGCGGGTTGCCCTGCACTTCATCGGGGGTCAGGACGCCGTCTTCGTACTTCAGGTCGCCAAGACTCCGGTGTGTCGTCTCGGCCAGGCCAGCAAACTGCTGCGCGAACGGGAGACCCGCCGGGCCTGCCTTCGCGAGCCGCTGCGCCATCCGCGAGTACCAGGCGACGCTCTCCGTCGGGGAGGCGTCCTTCGACAGCGGGCCCTCGTCCTTCATCGCCTGCATGAGCGCCTGACGGCCCGCCATCTGGTACTGGAACTGGATTAGCTGCATGGCCGAATTGGCGGCCTGTGGCAATTGCTGCCGCCAGTCCTGCATCGAGCCTTGGAGCGCACCGCCCACGTCTGACAACGCGCTCGACGTCCCCTGCGGCTTCGGGCCGCCGGAGGCGAGGAGGCGGGACCCCAACTCGAGGAGTTGGGACCGTCGCAGACTGCCGAGGTTCAGGCCGGGGACGCTCGCGTACGGGCCGCTCGGAAAGAGCATCCCGAGGGGTCCGCGGTCGTTCGGTTGCGGGGCGCCCTCGTTGAGAATACCAGGGGCGACACCGCCCTGCTGCTGATCTACGTCTTCGCCGCTCAGGAGTGTGGGCATGTTAGAATCCGTACGCAAACTGCGAAGGGTCCCACGCCGCGCCACCGCCGTACTGCGAGGGACCGCCGGTGCCGTAATCGAGCGTGCTCGGGTCCCAGCCACCGGTCGGACCGGGGGCCTGGATCGGTTGCGACCGACCTTCGTTCAGGAGGCCGGGGGCGGCGGCGGCCGACATCCCGCCGGTGAAGGGCGCGGCGGCGAGCGAGCCAACGCCGAGCGCCGTACTGAGCCAATTGGACTGCGTCGGCACGCGCGTCTGCTGGCCGGTCGGTCCGAGGAGGCCGAGGCGTCCCTGCTGCCAGGTGAGCGGAAGCATCCGGTTGAACATCCCCGCCTGCTGCAGCGAGCCCGAGGCGCCCATCCCGAAGTTCTGCATCGAGAGCATCCGGTTGAGCGTGTCGGCAATGTTCTGGTACGTCAGTTGCCCCTGCTGCTCGTTGATCCCTTGCTGCGCCTGTGCGAGTTCGATGCCCGATCGGGAACCGATGCCGAAGGGGGACGTCGTTGCGAGGCCAGCATTCGACCGCGCCGTCTCCCGCATCCGGTCGAGCATCGGGAGCAGGGCGCTCATACCAGGTCCGGTGAAGGACGACAGCGCGCCCTGGTCGCCAGAGAGTCCGCGGCCCGCGAGCCCGGCCTGCTGCACCAGGTTCGTCCAGTAGTCTTGCGCCGTGTTCTCGCCCGCGGTCGGGCCGGGGGCGGTGGCGCTGACGTTCTGCTGCGCCGAGTTGAGCAACCCCTGCTGCCCGGGCGTGAGCACCGGCGTGGTCGTCTGGACCTGATCGGGTCCCTGCTTCTGTCCAAAAGGCATTACAGCGTTCCTTCCATGAGTACTTGTGTGGGGCGGAGGCGACGCGCGAGGAACGATCGTGCCCATCCGCGCCGGCCCAGCATGACGACCTTGGTGCAACCCTGCGACCGCCCCCACTCGAGGATCGCGTCGAGCCACGGCTCCATCTCATCAAGCGCGCCCGCGCCGTAGCAGAGTTGGAGCACCTTCGCGCATCGGTACTGCTGCACTTCCACCAGCACGATCGAATGACCGCCCGAGAAGACCTGCATCCGACCCGACAGGACGTCGTTGTAGACGCCGTCGAAGTCGGTTATGCCGCCTGCTTCCGCAATCGCCCGCTCGAGCGGTTCGCGCAGGGCGACGACCGCGTCGGTCGCCGGCACTACCGGCGTCCGGCCGGCAGCACGCCCAGACGGGGCACGCCGTAGCGCCATAGCCCGGCCGCGATCTCGTCTACGCGCACGCGCACGTTGCGGCCGGAGAAGCGCACGTTCGTCGGGTTTTCGGCCGTAAACGGCCCGACCGACTTCTCCACCTCGTCGGGGAAACGCGAGTAGAAGAACGTCATCGAGAGCGACCCGAGTTGGTTGCCGTCATTGACGGCGGAGGCGGCGCCGAAGGTCTTCTCGTCGGGGATGTACTTCTGCACCCGCATGATGTCGAACTCGACCGACCCCGAGTAGACCGAGGCGTAGCCGATGTCCTTGAACTCGCCCGGCCCCGACTCCGCGAACGGCGTGCCCCCGCCGGTGTGGTCAAAACCGTACTCGTGCTGGTAGATGTTCGATGTCGCCGGGTCCGCATAGTTCGCAGGGATCGTGGGATCGACGCCCACGTACTGCGGCTGGGCGAAGATGCCGCGGTCGATGCCGGCGGCGCGTCCAAGCGTCCCGATCGCCCAGGTCCGATCCTTATAGTTGTAGGCAACGTAGGCGGTGTTCTCGAGCGTCGGGTTGCCGAAGACGTCCTTGTCGTTGGCCGTCGGGTAGAACCAGATCACCTCGTTGAACAGCGTGTTCGTCACCGCGTAGACCTTCGACGCCTGCACGGAGTCGAGATTCTGAAAGACGAAGTCGAGGACGTCGCACTCGAGGGTCTTTAACGCCCCATCATAGACGAAGAACTTGTTGGCGTTTGACATCCAGAAGATGATGTCGCCGATGGAGACCATGCTGTTCGGACTGATGGCACCGCAGTTGTCGCCAAGCTGCTCGAAGGCATAGATCGCATTGCCGCCGACGAACGTCATCGCGTACAGGTCGACGCTCGTCCAGAGCATCGTCTGCCGACGCGTACGCCGACCCGCCATGAGTTCGCCCTTCGTCGTCAGGTCAAACTGCCCGGAACTGTTCGTGTTTGACGGCACCCAATCATTCGGGTCGACCAGGGCGGCCTCCTGCGTCGCCCACTGCACGCGCCGTACGCCGCCTCCGGTGCCAATCCCTGCCCCCAGCGCCACCAGGAAGCGCTCAGGCGTGACCACCACTGCTCGACAGTTAGTTGGGGCACCGGGCACCGCCGCGGCCGGATTCCCGTCGAGCTTCTGGACGAAGATGTGCCCGTCGGCGGTATAGCACGCAACCAGGAACGCCCCGTAGTTGTCGAGCGACCACGTATCCGCGGGTACGAGCGTCGAGGCGCCGAGCGAGAAGCCCCACTCGTCGGGGTCGGAGACGTCAGCCCAGAAGCCATCGCCCCACCCGCCGTTGTTCGTGAAGGAGCCGTCGACGGCGCCCTGTACAAGCCCTACCGGCGTCACGTCCGTGATCGCCTGGTTCAGGTACTCGTAGAGCTTGCCGGGGCTCGAGCCGAACGCCATCCACGCCTGGTTGGAGTCGTCCTTCCACCCGAGCATCCCGCGCGCCTTCCCGCTGAAGGTCAGGACGGCGCCGGCGGTCGACTTGTTCTTCGCCCAGCCACCGATGGGGCCCATCGTCCCTTCGTACCAGCGCACGAGGTTGGCGTGAAACCAGTGTCCCTTCGCCTGGTACTTCGTGCCCTGCTTGAAGACGCCGGGTTGAAACTTGAGCGGGACGTATTGTTCGATCTTAGGCATGACACATCCCGTTGGCGGACAACTCGAAGTGGTCGTAGTCGCCCCAGGTACCGCCCCAGCGAATGCCGATCTCGAGGGCGTCGGCCCGCTGGAAGACGAAGGCGGCGAGCGCCTTAAACCCGGGGATGTCCTGCCAGTTGACCGGCCACGGCGCGATGTCGACGGCGAGCGACAACGGGCGCGTGCCGGGGATCACGACGTGCAGGGAGTTGGCGGGGTCGTGCAGTTGCGAGTGGCCGGTCGCGATCGCGTTCTTTTCGTCCTCGAGCGACCGCGCCCCGACTACCACCTGGACATCGCGCGCCGTGCCGACGTCGTACACAAGGCGAGCCAGATCAGCATGAACGCCAGCCAGACGAGAAGCGCCGTACAAGGCCATTGCTTAGAGACCTTTCGGGCCGAAGCAGTCACGGACGACGCCTCCGCCGATGAGTGTACCGGCGGCGAGGGAGACGCCGGAGTCGACCGGATGCCCCAACAGCCAGTGCCAGATAGCGACCTCACCGACGATCAAGAGCACGCCTGCGGCATGTTGGAGCGAAGAGGGGTCCAGCAACTGTGCTTTCAACCACGCGATCATGTGAGAGCCTAAAGCGCCGGGCGCGGTACGACAAGACGCGAGGAGTGGGGTCTCGGCCGGCCGCCCGCCGTCCCCGGACGCTAGTTCGGTTTCGATTCCTTCGCGACACACCGAATCGGCGTGTCGAGTTTTGCCTGTAGGCAGATCAGCACGTCGAGTTTGCGATTCGTCGCGCCGGTTTGCTCCGTTGAGGTCGAGTTATGCCGGTCGAGCGCGGCCTGGATCGCCGCCTGTTGGGCGGGGACCTTCAGGACACCCCACGCGGAGACGAGCACGCCGCCGACGATGAGCGCGGCGCCGATCACGTTTTTCGCGTCGAGAACCTTCGCGGCGAGAGTAGGCAGGTTCATTAGGAGAGGTCCTGCGTCGCGAAGAAGGTATCGCTTGCCTGCACGATGTTGCCGCCCGCGCCGTCGGCGAAGGCCAGCAACTCGTAGTAGTCGGTCGGGGCGGGGGCGTTGTCGAATGCCACCACCTGCAGGATCGGCTTCTGCGCGCCGGCGGAGCCGGTCGTGAAGCTGTGTGAGGCGAGGATCGTCGTGCCGTTCTTCCGAATGCGAAGCCGTACGCCATCGGTCGTCGCCACCGACCAGATCGCTTGCCCGACGATCATCAGCACACCCGTGATGACGCCGGCGAGGATGCGCGTGGGGTTCGTCACGGAGCTATGCAGGGGCGAGGAGGGTCCCAGGTCGTAGACGTCGGCGCCCTGGAACGTGAGCGCGGCCTCGACGTTGTTCCCGATGGTCTGGTCGACCGACATGATCGCCTTGCATCGGTTGCGGCTCGCGACGATCTTCGGGTCCAGCCGCGCGCCGTACCAGGTCGTGCCGCCGTCCGGGGTCGTGAACTCGAGTTCGTCCACGCCGGCGGACTGCAGGGTCGGCGCGAAGCCATTGAGCCACACGACCGAGCCCGGCCACGTCTGCGTGAAGAGGCCGCCGTTCGTGATCGTGAGCCGGAACGAGGGCGTGTTCTGCGTGTTGTTGATGAAGGCGATCGTCGAGGCGCCGGTGACCACCGTATACTTGTGAAAGCGGCCGGTCGCCAGGTCGATGTTCGTGGTGCCGCTCGGGACGTACGTATCGGTCGTGGTCGGCGGCAGGTCGAGCACGCTTTGGTGCACGCCAAGCCAGGTGACGCCGTTGTCCTTCGTGAAGAACGAGAAGTAATCGGAGCCGCCCGGAGTAAGGACGGGTACCTGCCCGGACAACCAGGACACCGCCACGGGCCAGGTGATGACCCGGCGCGTGCCGTCGCCGACCACGAGCAGTTTGACTTCCTGCCAAACCTGCGTGGTGACGCCGGCGGGGTTGGCGGCCGGGTTCGCGAAGGCGATCGTCGTCGCCTGCGTCAGCGTGAAGAGGAATGCGGACCCGAGCGAGAAGTCGAGCGTGGTCGTTGCCCCGATTGTTGGCGCCTTGAACGCCGCCCGTGGGATACCGAAGATCAGGTCTTCCTGATCGAAGTCGGTGTTGGCCTTCGGCCCCCAGCCCGTCGAGTGCAGGGCCGGCTTCGTGATCCCGAAAAACGTTGTCAGCGAGTCAGGCATTAGAACACCACCGGAAGGTTCGCGCGCTTGTTCGGCGCGCCAAGTTCGGCGGCCTCACGCTCGGAGTTGATCTCCTTGACGACCATCTGATAGCGCCCCTCCCACAGGGGCAGGCGCTCGTCGTGGAGGAGGTACGGGGCCGATTCCGCCAGCGCCGCATAGAAGTAGAGGTCCGGGTGTCGCCGGAGCAGCGCGTTCGAATCGGACGCGAGCACGAGCGGGTCGGGGTCGAAGACGTACTTGAAGTCGACGGCGAAGGGCTGCGTCGTCGCGGCGCCCTGGTTGACCCAGGTGATGCCGTTGTCGGTGGTCGTGCCGCCCTGCGTCGGGTTCCACGTCGGCTGCACGGAGCCCGAAGTGCCACCGACGGAGGCGGCCTGGATGTTTCCGTTGGTGTCGAGGATCGACGTGCCAACTGTGTAGACCGACGCCTTCGCCCAGAAGCCGAACGAGGACGGGCTCGGCCACAGGTAGAGCAGGGGGCCGGCGGTCGGCTGGCTGTCGTTCATCCACAGGTCCATCTCGGACACGATCGCGTACTTCGTCGGGATGCCGGCGGTGTCGCGATTCGTCATCGCCAACCGTCGCAACTCGTCGAAGGTCAACTGCGTCAGCGGGTGCTTCCACGCCGACGTCGAGGCCCACATGGCGCGAATCGTCTTGACGTGCGAAGGAATCTGCGTCGGGTTGCCCTGCACCGTCAGCGGCGCATTCCCATTCGACACGGAGAACACCCGCGAGAACCAGTTCTGATTCCGGCGAATGCGCGCCTCCGCGTTCGACAGGATGAGCGGGAGCGCGGAGATGAAGACCGCGTCGTCCCGATCCACCCACGTCTGGATCGCCCCAATGAGGGACGACCGATCGCTAATTACTGGTAGGTCCGCCAATGCTCCCTACGATCTGTTGGAAGGTCTGTTCGGTCTCGGCGCCGGGCATCGGCACGGTCGGGGACGTCTCGGTGGACTCGCCGCGCTGCTTGGCGGCGCGCTCACCGTGCTCGGAGAGGAACTCGAAGCGGCCGATGTGGGCGACCTCTTTCGTCAGGTCCTGGTCGAGCAGGAGTTCGATGCCGGCGTCGCGCATCTTCAGGAAGAAGAACAGGTCCTCCTGCATGTAGCCGGTGTCGTGCTGCCCGTTGTCGCGCAGCACGTCGATCCACGGCATGAGGAACCGCGGACGCTCCACCTTCTCGATGACCCACCGCTCCATCAGCACGCAGCCGAAGCCGCACGCGACGATGGGCAGGAGCCCCTTGGAATCTTCCTTTACCCAGACCCGCTTCTCCCAATCGAAGGGGTCGGTGTACGCCTGGGGCTTGAACTCGCCTCCGCGCTGGATGTAGCTGGCACAGACGGCCGGCTTGTTGTGCGCGAGCAACCGCAGCAGCGTGTCGGCCGGGAAGCGCATGTCCGAGTCCAACCAGAGCAGGTGCGTCGCGTCAGTCTCCCCGATCGTCGAGTCCGCCAACGTCTCCCGCTGCCGCGAGAGCGACGCGCCGGTCGAGATCATCGGATAGAGCTTCAGTCGCGGGCGCGTGTGCGCCGTCCGCACAAGCATTCGCGAGTAGTCGTACATGAAGAACGTGTCGACGAAGTCGCGGGCCGGCAGCAACACGGCAACGCGCGGTTCCCCCACTAGCTGCATTGTCCCCACTCCTTGTTAGACCTTGGAGCGACCGTCCGTTCGGAAGGCCGCGTTGTCGCTAGCATTCAGCCAGGCGGCAAGTTCTGCCTGACGCTCTTCGTGAGTCAACCCCCGATTGCGCCAACTCTGCATCATCTCCCCCAACAGTGTTAGGGGGATGCTGCCCAGCTTCTTGATGTCGCCCTTCTGCCGTCCCATGCTGGCGAGGTACTTGTTGATCTCGATGAGGGCGGTGACATCCTGCTGCTCGCGGATCGTGAACGAGTTGCCGTCATCGGAGGCGATGAACGTCGTCACCGTCCCGAGGTCGGGGTCCCGCTCGAAGAGGAGTTCGGTGTTGTTCCAGCCCATTACCGCCCCCGGAAGACGTCGTAGGCGCCCTTCGCGGCCAACACCTTGCTGACGATCTTGACGACCGTACCGTCCCAGACGGAGGACCGGGTCGCTTTCCTGAGCTTTGCGATGAGGTCGGCGTTCTCGCCGCGAAGGCTGGCAATCTGGCCGTCGCGGTCGACGACCTGGGCCTGCAGGCGAGCAATCTGCCCGTCCGCCGCCGTGATCGCGTTCTGCTGTTGGGCGATCACCGTGTCCGCCTTATCTAAGGCGACACGGTAAATAGCGATCGAGTCCGAAGCCGATTTAGCGGACTGTAGCGAGTCGATGGCGGCGTGCATCGCCGTGTGGGCCGACGCCGCGAAGATGAGGGCCGCCTTCTCCGAGGCTGCCTGCTGCGCGAGGATGACCTTGGCCGCGCTGTCGCGCTGCCAGGCCGCTATGCTGTCCGACGTGACCTTGGCAGCGATCGAGTCAACTTGCTGCTTCAAGATCGCGCGCTGCACCGCCTGCTGCGTGTGATCGTGAACCCAGAGGCCCGCGACCACGATCGCGACGCCGACCAACAGCGCCGTCGAGTACTGCTTGAGGACTGCTAACATCCCACCCTCCCGCGGTTAGCCGTTGTGCTTCGTCTGGTTCGACAGCACGGTGACGCTGGTGACTACGCACTCGTGCGCCCACCGGACATCATCGCCCGTGTGGATGCCGAAGTTGTAGCCGACCTTGTTGTTGGTGCCGGGAATCGGCGTGCCGATGACGACCCCGGTCTGCAGAACACCAGCCCCCGGCGAACCGGCGGGCGGCGTGAACGTGCAGAGGTCACCGAGATTTCCGAGAGCCACTGTCTACTCCTTGTACCCGGAGTGGGTACGAACATACCTGAAAAGGGAACAGCAGGGGCAGGGCGTTGCCGCCCTACCCCCACTGAGGGATTGCTTAGGACGGCGCGACTTCCACACCACCCGTGATCTTGTCCAGCACCTCGGCGATCGACGCAGGCATCTGCATCGTCTTGAGGTTTCCGGCCAGGTCCAGATCGAGCGAGCCTGTGCCGCTCGCAAACGTCGCGCCGCCGACTGTGGTGTCGGTCGCCGAAGACGCTGCGAGGGGAATGCGATTCCCGACCTGCCCCGGAACGCCTGACTGCAGCGTCACGGTTGCGCCCACGATCTTGAGTCCCCGAGCTTCCGGGTTCCTCACGGTCGCGGAACCGAACGTCACACCCGACTGAGCCGGGTTCGCGTTCACGCAATCGAGCAAGTTCTGCGAGGTGGCCGTCGCGGTGGCGCCAATCTTGACTTCGTTGGCGGTCGCGCCGACTGTCGCGCGCAGGGTGTAGACGACCCCTGCGATGGTGATCGTGTCGGCAGCCGTGCCTGCGTTGTTCATCAGGACGGTCTGCGTCGCGAAAGCGGAAAGAGCCATACTGTTCTCCTAGTCCTCTCTCACGCTTACGGCGTGGTCAGATCGTAGATGCCGAAGTGCGCCTTCTCGTTGTGCACCTTCCAGCCCCACTCCGTCAGGATCATGCGCTTTTCCGCATCACCCGTCTTGGCGAGGGGTTCCGTCAGGTACGGACGGAGGAACACGAGGGAGACGAACTCGGGGTCGATGCCGAAGGCATCGCGCCCACGCTGGAACCGGTTGGGCACGATCGCCAGGATACCGAAGTCCGTCACGTAGACGTCCGCGGCCCCGATGATCGCAGTCTCTTCCACCGCGCTCTGGTAGAAGGTCTTGGTCGCCACGCCGGTGAAGGCGGACGCCGCGACTTTGTTCGACGGCCCGACCATCAACATCTCGGGCTTGCCACCCTGCGTGTACGCCATCTGCATGCCCGACTTCAGCATCGACTCGAGGAACGCGGTCTGCGAGCCGTCCGTCCGCGTCGCGGTCGGTACGTTGGTGTAGACAGGGGCGTTGGGGTCGGGGGTCGCCTGTGCGTAGGCGTTGCCGGCCGACAACGAGTTGGTCTTGATGAACGCGAGCAGCGACGCCGTGGTCCGCGCCACCGTGGTCGACCCGGCCACTGCGGCCTGGTTTGCCAAGGCGATGAACTCCACGTCGCGCTTCAACTCCGCGGCCTTTTTCGCCAACTGGTAGGCCATTTCCGACTTGCGGCCCGCCTTGTCGACGGCCTCGAGGGTGCCCGAGACGATCGCGGTTTTGCGGCTGATCTGCACGTAGTTGCCTACGCGAACAGTCGGAGAATCGACGTCGAACGGATTGACGTCGTCGCCTTCCAACTGCGCGTTGAGACCGGCCGTCGCGAGGACGTCGGTCTGCCACTCGAAGAACGTCTGCAGGGCCTGGCCCTTTTTGGCGTTCGAGGTGAGCGGCGTGTCCTTCGGACTGATGTTGTAAATGGCGTCCGAGAGGTCTTCGCGGATACCCTTCGCATCAAAAGTCGTGAAGGTGTTGGTCAGAATGGACACTGCGGTTGCGCTTTCTCCCCACTCGGTTCTGGTTAGATCAGATGCTCGAGTACCTTTGCGAGGGTCTCGACGCGACCTGTCTTCTTGTGGTCACCAAAGGCGCGCGACTTCTCGTCGGCCGGTTTCTTCGGAGCGGGAGCGGAGCCGGGACCTGCCGGCTTCAACTTCGGCCTCGTCGGTGTGACGGTGCTGCCCTTCGTCTCCACCTCGTGCCACCGCATCGCGTTGCGGAGTCCGATGACCACGCGGGCATCCGAGACGTTGTTGATCTCGTCGTCCGTGAGGCCCAGGACGTTCCGGGCGTACTCCTTGATCTTGGCCTTCTCCGCCTTCCGTACGGTATCGTCATGCCACCCGGGAATCGCTTCGAGCAGTTTGCGACCCTGCTCTTCGCGGTAGGTCTCGAGGTGCTTCTCCGCCGCCTCCTGCTGCTCTTTCACAAGCTGCTGTTGGTGGGCGTGGACGGCGTCATACTGGCGCTTGAACGTCGTGTACTCGGCGTGGGCCGCGGCGAATTGCTCCGGCGTCATCTGCGTGCGAAGGACGTCCCAATTGGGCTCCGTCGGCACGAGCGCCACCATCGCCTGCTTCACCTCTTCGAGTTGTCCGATGTTCTGCTGTCGCGCTTCACTCGCGAGACGTTCCGCGGCCTCGGCCTTTTTCCGGGCCTCGGCTGCCGCTTGCGTCTTCTGAGTGTAATCCCGCTGGCGCATGTAGCCGAGATACGCCTCGTCCTCCGTCACCTCGACCTCTTGACCGTCGATCGTCAGCTTGCGGCTGCGAACTTCCGGTTGGGGCTCGGTGCCTTCGGGCGTCGGCTCTGCGTCCTGCGCCGGCTCGGTTTCGACTTGCGTCTCAACCGCGTCGGGGGTCGGCTCGGGGGTCGGGGTGACCTCCGCGTCTACCTCGGTATCCTCTGGCTCCTGTGCTCCCTCGGGGGAGAGAAGTCCGCGGATAACGTCTGCTGCATGGTCGACGCTGGCGAGAGCCTTGGCGCCGGCCTTCGGGAGAATGGCTTCTCCTGGCATATATAATCTAACCTCTCTGTCAAGTGGATTCGGTTGGTTCGGTTACTGCCCCACTTTAGCAGCCCGAACTCCTGCGTCCATCATCTGTTGCAACCTGCCCTCCATCAGCCGGAGGCCCTGCAGCAGCGTGTACGCGCTCTCCCGCGCCTCGAGCGTTTTGCTGTCGGCCCAAGTGCGAATACAGTCGTCTGCCATGCCCTCCACCAACTGCTTGAACCGCTCGTCCTCGACGAGCATCGCCACCCACTGCGCGTCCTGCACGAGTTGCTCGGGTGACTTCTTTGGCTTCGCCGACGTCAGTTGCAGTCGTATCATGTCCCCACTCTCCGAGTGTTTTGCCTACGTCTCGTCCTGTGTGCGTCGATGCGCGCGACGCTGGTATCCTGCCTTAGTCAATTCGCCGCCCCGGGACATTCACCATCCGCACGCCGCATCGTCCACACACTATCTCGCGACCGTATCGCAAAAACAGCCATCCTTTGTGGCCGTATACGCATTGCTCGGGCATTGCGGGCGCTTCGCCGTACCCGATCTCCGACGCGTCGGGCGAGTGACCATCTTCAGCCATCGAGTTCTCCTAGCTCGAGCAGGATCGAGATGATGACGTGCTCTTCCGTCGCTTCGTCGACGGCCGCTAACTCCGCCACGCGCTGCGGCGGAAAGAGCATCTCGTCGATCTCTCGTACGATCGCGGCGGCGTGAGCGGTCGGCGCGGGTCGGAACGCGACCCGTGCTGCCTGCTCGAGTTGCGCCTTCGCGACCGCCTTCGCGGCCTTCCGAGCCTTCGCCTCGCTCGGCTGGTTCTCGACGACGACGCGGGTCGCCAGCTTGGGCGGCGACGCCGAGATGACGTCCTGCGAGGCGGGACGCCTGACCGTGCGCCCGGACTGATAGACGTCGTAGACGAACCGGCGGCGCTTCGGCGGAGGTGGACCGCCTCCTCCCGCCTTCGCCGAGGTCGGTGCTTTCTTGCTTCCCCACCAGAGAAGAATCATCTAGTACTCGAAGCCGACGAGTGTCACGCTTACCGTGCCGGTAGCGGTCGACTCAACGTGTGAAATACCGATTTGCTGGGCCGCCGCAACTTCGATACCGTCAGGAAAGGAGATGTCGTCGACATTGATGTCTTCCGCGATCGCTCCATTGGATGCAATTTCTAACAGCGCCAAGATCGGCGATGTCGCCAAGACGCTGGCCGCGGTTCGCAGTCGAATGCGTCCGCTGACGATTGTGGTTGTCGATGCTCGTACGGAGGCTTTCAGCACCTGCAGGCGAAGCGTTTTCCCTGTCGTTACCGTATACGACGTACCGGTTGTGACGGTGCCGCCCTTGTTGATCGTCATCGTCGCGAGCGCTTCTGCGGCGATGCCGGCCGCGCGATCAATCGTGATGCAGACGAACGTTCGCCCGGAATCTTTCGCGTCCTGTACGCCAACTAGGGTCGCTGGCTGCGTGCCTTTCGCGGCGACGAGAATCGACCCGCCAACTGTGTCCTTGATGTTGAACGGCCCCGACTGCACCACAGCAACTGCGTTCGCGGAGCCGCCGATTCCCGTTCCCTCGATCTTGACGGCGTGGTTCGTCGAGTCCCAGATGTCGCCGAAGATTTTGATGAGACCGCGCAGCTTTGCCGAGAGCGTGCCTGCGGTGTCGCCAGTAACCGCCGCATCCGCGTTCGCACCCTGGTTGACGTTGGCGCCGTCGGCGACCGTAGTCGCCACCGTCCCCGTCACCGTCTGCGAATCCGCCGGCTTCGTGCGCGTCGACAGCGCCACGTCGAGGTTGTCCGTCTTCGCCTTGATGAGCGCAAGCGTCGCCTCCGTACTCGCCCCGGTGGGCAGGGGCAAGGAGGTGGCGGAGACGGCGAGCGCGGTTGCGCCGTCATTGACGACGGCGACACGCTGCCGATCGACTGTTCCCGCCCCCGTCACAACCGTCGTGACGTCGATTGGGTTACCGGCGGAGGCGTCGGGGGTGGAAGTAAAGGCTACCGCGTCAGCCATTAGCTACCGGCCTTCTCGTGGGCGATGACAACCCGTACCGTCTTCGTGCCCTTGTTGTCGGTGGCGGCGTCGGCGCCGGCTTTGACGCCGGCCTCGAGGGAGTGCTTCTCCCGCTGGATGTCCGCCTGCAGGTCCTGCTGGCGAATCGCAATCTTGTTTGTCGCCTCGATCTGCAGGCGCTGCGTCTCGACGGTGGCCGCCAACTGCTCGAGCTTGAACTGGAAGTCCATCGCGGCCTGCTGCCGGTCGAGTACATGGTCGGCCTGCAGCTTCTGCAACTGAATCTCGAGGGCGTGCATCTTCGCAGCGGCATCGGCCTGCTGCTTCTCCGACTTTTGCTGTGTCTCGGCGGCCATCTGCTGTACCTTCGCGTCGGCCTTCTGCTTCTCCGCCTGCGCGATGAGCATGTTGGGATCGCCCGTCTGCTGTTGCGGCGGCTGCCAGTCCGCCTTCACGTCCTGCACGAACGACTCGGCGTCCATCCGACCGCGCAGCTTCATCATCTCGACGATGACGTCGCGATAGTTCTTCGGCGAGAAGACGGGCTGGTTCATGCCCAACTGCGCGAACGCCTGCTCCATCCGCGTCGCCAGGTCCGCCATCGTCTCGTACTTCTGCTCGTCGAGGCCGCCGCCGATCGCCACGTTCACGACGACGTCGAGGCCCGACTGCCACGAGCGCGGATCGAGTTCAACGTACGCGCCGTTCGACAGGCGCGTCATCCGTGCCGGCGCCTGGTTCTCCACCAGCAACTCGAGGATGCCGCGGAAGAGCGGGGCCACGCCCATCTCCGCAAAGATGCGGGCGATGCTCTCGATGTGCGCCTGCGCGGCAGTGATCGCCGCGATGGCAGCCGTGCGCGTAGTCGACTGCAACGAGCCGGCGTCCATCGCCGCCATGTCTTTCGACACGCCGGTGCGCCGCTCTTTAACGTCGCGGTAGAAGTCGAGGACGGCCAGCGCCTCGCGGCCGACGAAGTTGTGCTCGATCGGCCAGACGGCGCCGGGGGAGCGCGCCCGAATCGGGGCGCTGATCTCCGTCGCCAGGATGTCTTCGAGGTTCGCATCTCCGTCGACGTAGCCGAGCCGCGGATGGATCGACAGCGCCAGCGAGTTGTTCATCGCCCGCGCGATCGACGACATCACTAGCTGCAGGTCCATCGTGTAGTCGGAGAATCCCTGCCCAACGATCGTGTGGGGCTCGGGGTCGGGGCAGATGACGGCGAACGGCCGCCGCGCACATGCCTCGTTTTCGATGACGTGGTAGCCCGGACCCAGCGTGACGATCTTGCGAAGTTCGGCGATGCCGTCCCCGTCGACGTCCATGAAGGGATACGACTCGATGTACAGCGCCTTCTGCGTCGCAATCGGGCCGATCGCCGACGTGTCGGGCTTGACGATGTGCTGCCGGGCGATCTCTTCCTGGTTCATGTCGAGGGAGACGTCCTTGAACGCCCACTCCTCGATCGTGTCCTCATCGACGCCGATCGCGAGCAACTGCGACCGCGTCAATTCCGTTCGGTGCGCCACCATCAGCGCCACGCCGGGCTGCGAGGAGTCGTCGGAGATCGACCGCGCCCCGCGGGTGAACAGGTACTCCTCGGGGGGCAGGGGGATGAGCCGAATCTTGCCCTGCTTCCGGGTCCGAGTGAAGTCGACGTCGAAGAGCGGCGCGCCGGGGGCGGACAGATCGCTCCGGCGAACGGCGTCCGTACGGACTTCGTCGTCCTGCTGCAGCAGCACGACGGCCTGCGCCGTCAATCCGGTCGCCTCGTAAGCGCGCGTCTCGACGGTGTCGTCGTACCAGTACTTCATAATGCCCAGCCGCTTCACCAGCGCGTCCTTGAACCACGACCACAGCGCGAGGAACCAGCGGTTGTCGACCTCGAGGACGACCTTGTTGACGTAGTTCGTCGCGTCCCGCGCCATCTCGACCTGGCTCGCGTTCGTCGGCGAGTACTCGACCGCGCCACGGGGGCCGGTGAAGATACGCATCAGCGACGGCATCACGTATAGGACGGCGTCGCGCAATTCGGTCAGGATGACCTTCGACTGCCCCTCCTGCTCGTTGCCGAACGGCTCGCCCTGGTAGTACTTCGTCGCGAGGGCTCGGAAGGGTGAGAGTTCCTGGTCCGTGTACTCGATCGCGTCCCACAATAGCTTGTGCACGGCGGACTGCACTTCGCCGTCCGACATCGGCACGGGCTCCGAGATCGCCTTCTCCGGCTCGCCTGGCGCGGACTCGCCGTGTGCGGCGACGCCACCGACGGCATCCTCGTCGTGCTCGGTCGGCTCGAGACCCACGACGCCGGTGTCGGTGTCCTGAGGCTTCGGCACGGCGGAGCCGGTCTGGATGTCGCGGTTCGTGCGCTGGTTCGGCGCCGATCCCTGGCCGCCCGCGCGCACCTTGTCGCCACCCTGCGACGTGACGCGCAACTCACCGGTGTTCCGGTTGCGTCGCACGGCCTGCAGCGTCGCCTCGACGTCGGTCGTGTCCTGGTCGTCGCGATCCTCCTGCAGGAGACCGCCACGGGTACGCGAACGCCGCAGCTTGTCACGAGCGGTTATCCCTTGACCTTCGTCCGCTGGACTTCTCATAAACGCGGTCGGCGTAGAGTTACCCTCTATTCGTGTGCTTTACGCCCCAACCGGTTTCGAGTTCTTCGACTCGCTTTATCCGGTTGCAGTTAGCGCAAAGAAGTTGGTAGAGTCCAGACTCTGCTTGAGTCGCGACTCGTTTGTAATATCGAACAGGATCATTGTCGAGCGATCGGTCTTTACGACCTCCGCCGAACACATGATCTATACAGAGAACACGCTCGTCAGTAATGCCGCAACGCCTACATGCGCCGCCCAGAAGCGCGTGAGCTGCACGTTTGTACCGCAAACGACGTTCCCTGAAGTACTCGCGTGTCTGCTTCAGACAAGCCCCCTATTCGGCCTCGCGATGTGCGAGCGCCACGCAGTCTGTTGCGGGCCGCGGAGGAGTGTGATCTCGTCCGTGGCGAGGGTGAGCAGGAAGGCTTCCGCAATGTCGGGGGACCGGAAGCCACGCTTCTTCAACTCGTCCTTCGACTCGGCGATGATCTTGTTCCCCTTGCCGGGCCGGTACTTGTACTTCGTGCGGGTTAACTCGCCAACCAGGTCGTCGTCGTTCGTCGGCCGCTTGTAGTACTCGGGGATCGAGCAATTCAAGCCGGCAAAGAACTCCTTGCCCTTGAACCAGAGTTCGGTCCGCAGGTTGACGTACTTGTCTTCGTTCACCGTCGCCGGCGACTCGCCCACGTTGATGCCGCGGACGGGCAGGCCGAGTTCGCGCAGGCGGTCGACGACGCCGCCGCCCATCCCGATCTCGTCGATGTTGATCTCGCGAGGCCGTAGATGCGGCGGGGTGGCGTCGTACTCCACCTTCACCTTCGCCGCGACGGCCATCAGATCGAGGCCCGTCCACCAGCGAATCGGCTCGAGGAGCACGCGCCCCTGCCGCTTGGCAAGGGCCGAACGGTCCATACCGAAGCGGGCCACGTCGAGGCCCCAGACGACTGCCGTCGTGGGCGACTGAATGATGTCTCGGCCGACCGCAGCCGAGGCCGAGGCCCAGGCGATGATCGTATCGGCGTCCGTCGTCGGGAACTCCCCGAGGATGCGGACGCGATACTCGTTCGACTCCGTCCCCCAGGAGCGCTCGACGAACTCGACGTAGTCTTTCGACACGCCGGGGATGTCGAGGGAGGAGACGTGAATCGTGTGCCAGATGTCGGCGTTCTTCGTGTGCGTATCGTAGAAGAACCCCTGCCCCTTCAGCGGGTTGCCGGCGAGCAGCGTCGTCGCATGCTCCCCCGACATCGACCCCCCGGCCGACTCGAAGATTTTGTTCGCGACGCCCGACGCCTCGTCCGCGATCAGCAAGACGTTCGCCGAGTGGATGCCCTGCAGGGCCTCCGGCTGCTCCGGGCGCGCGGTGGCGATCGTGATGTAGGAGTCCGCCGGCCGCTCGCAGTGCTCGGCGCGGTCGTGCCCGATCACGATCAGATCGCGCATCCACGGATACTTCAGCCGCGCGTGCCAGGACTTGAAGTCCGCCCAGAGCACGTTGAAGAGTTGCTTCTCCGTCGGCGCGGTGATCGCGGTGCGCTGCGGGAAGCGAAACAGGATGTGGTGCAGGGCGAGGAGCGACAGCCCGGTCGACTTGCCGACCCCGTGACCGGATCGCACCGAGATGTATCGCTCGCGAGCGTCGTAGGCGGCGAACATCTCCTGCTGCCACAAGTACAGGTCCTGCATCTCCACCGGCCAGGTGAAGCACTCGCGCACGAACAACTCGGCGCTCGGGCCGTAGCGTTCGCGGAAGACGACGATCGGGTTCTTCTCCGCCCCCACCGGTGCCGTCATGCTACTGCCCGTCGATGGTGGTGGGCGTCGGATCGAATTGGTGGTCGAGCACGACCTGGCCGCCCTTATCGGAGATGTGCAGGGCGATGACGCCGCCCGGGCCCACCGGCGAGTTCAACCGGATGGGCGCCACCCCTGTCGAAAGCAGGTAGGGCAACGTTGCCAGGTTGTGTGAGTGCGTCACGTAGACGCAGGAGTAGGACTCGTCGAGGGCTTCCTGCATCGTGCGGTCGAGTTCCTTGCCCCACACGCCGAGGAACTTGCCAACTGACTGCGATGACCCGGGGGCGTGCTGCCAGAGCCGCGCCTTCAGGTCGGACATGATGCCTTCGACGTCCTCCATCTTCTCGCCGGCGAGCAGTCCGACATCCATCGGGCGCAACCCTTCGCGCTCGGTCAACGGATGCTCGATCTTCAGGTGCGAGCGGATGATCTGCGCCGTCTCGACACTTCGGGGCAGGTCGGAGGAGTAGACCTCGCCGATCCCCTTCGATTCGAGGTACTCGGCTGCCTGCTCGGCCTGGGACTTGCCCTTCGCCGAGAGGGAGGTGTTCTTCCACCCGTGCACCTTCCCCTCCTCGTCCAGCGCGGTCGAGCCGTGGTGGACGAGGTAGAGGGTGGTGCCGTCACGCTTCGGTTCGTCAGGCACTACCGCATCCGCACTTTCACGACCTGGCGCGGCTCGTGGCCGACGGTCGGCTGGATTTCCTGCTCGAGCAGGAAGACCGCCAACTCGTGATCGGGCAACTCGCTCTCCCCGTGCCCCTGCTCGAGGAGGGCGCGCCGGCGCTCGCGAGACGACTCGCGGCTCGGCTGCATCAAGTCTTGGCGTTGGAGTGGCATGTTAGCTCGCATTCCATTGTTGAGCGAGGTACGTCTCGATCTGCGCTTGCTCCGTCGTAGTGACCGCGCGATTATAGATCAAGATTTCGGCAAAGTCGCCGTCCGTCGTGTTCGTCGCGTTGTCGCTGATGAAGCACCAACCGGTAAGGTCGTTCGTTCCGGGGTTCCCTGTCGTGTCGGCCCCTTGGTCCTGTCGCACGCGGGAGGAGGCGCCGTTCAGGATGTAGCTGAGGATGTGTCGACCTTTGTCGATCGTCGCGGCGTTCAGGAGCGCGCCGCCGGCGAACAACCGTTGTTGGATGGTGCCAGTCGAGTTTTGCAGCATGCACACGATGCGATCCGGGTCTTGGTCCATCCCCTGTGCCAGCAACCGAAACTGTGTGCCGTTGGTTGGCGGTGTGGATGCAAAGGTGACGACGAAGAAGACCGACAGCGTCGTCAATGCGGGCGGCGAAATGCGATGGTCGAGAAACAACGCCTCCCCATTCGGATTCGCGCGCACGCCACGCACCACCGGCTTGCCATCCCAGGCGTTGCCGATCAACGCTGGCGCATCTGTCCGATTCATGCCCTGACTCAGGTACAGCGCTTTCACGGCGGCCGGCAATTCGTCGTAGGCGACGGCGTTGTTCCCGAGGCCGGAGAGGTCCCCCCAGGCCCGCACGCGTCCGGTGACGCGATCCGTGCACACCCCAACATCGGATCGGTGCCAGGCGATCAACCCAGGCAAGTCGAAGGGATAGAAGGAGAGTCGGTTTGCCATTGTTCGCTACACCTCGTCGAAGGAAACGAACAATCGGGCCTGCACGCCCGCGCCGTTGTCGGAGCCCATGAACTCGATCGCCGAGTTGGCTTTCACGATCAGCGGGAAGGACTGCGGCCGGATGATCGGCGTGAGCAGGTAGCCGGCGGCGCCGGCGGCACTCGTCTTGTCGTACCAGAAGCTCTGTGCCTCCGTGAAGGCGGCACCAGTGAAGGCGGTGCAGCCGTTCAGGAGCGAGACGATGGCCGTGGCATCCGTCTCGTCCTTACGGATCAAGAGGCCGGCGGTCGTGGTGCCGCCCAGGCCAAGCCCGGACGCGGCGACCCGGCGAATCTTGAACCGGTTCGTGCCGCCTTCCGTGCCCACCATCAACTCGTAGATGCGAAGCACCTTCCCCGACCCGTTCGGGTTGACGAGGGAGATGAACGGGGGATGGGTGGCGTCCCCAACCGTGTTGACCATGCCGATGATTGGCGAGATAGGTATTCGGAGATCGACAGCCATTTACGCAGGAACCTCGTCCCAGATGAAGTCACCGTATAACCCCGACGACGTGTCGGCCGCCTGCATCTCGATGGCCGAGCCAGGTCGGAGGAAGATCGGGGCGGAGAATGGACGGACTGGTCCGGTCCACAGCCCCTCGCCCGACGTCAAGCCGGGGCGATCGGCGTAGAAGCTCACGGTCTCAGGGTACAGGTTGCCCGTTCCCTCGACCGGCTGCGTGCACCCCTGGACGATGCCGTAGATCGGGGCATGGTCGCGCCCGTCCAGGCGCCGCACCGAACCGACGGAGACGGTCCCGCCCATGTGTAGCGGGCTCGAGGTGCGCCGCATGAAGCAGCGTGCGGTGGCAGCGATCGAGTTCAGCATCCGAATGCCGGTCACCCGCAACAAGTTCGGCGAGATGATCGGGTTGAGTAGCTGGACGGTCGCCAGGTTGCCGGCCGCCGTGAAGACGCCGCCCATGATGCTCGAGATCGGACGCCACACCTCGTTCAGCGCCACGTTCGTCAGCGTCGGGCCCGTCAACTCGTCGAACATCACGAAGAGGCCGTTCGTGCGCGACGCGCCGACGTCGGTGTTCTCGAACTCGAAGGCATCCCCCGGCGCTAACACGATCGGTTGCGCGTCCAGCGAGATGATCTCCGTGTCGACGTCCAGGTAGCGGTTGTACGTCCCGACGCCTGGGCCCGCGATCGGCACGACCGCCCCGATCGCGGCCGGCAGGGTCGAGATCGGGTTGATGGTCGACGCCGTGTTGACCGTGCGGAACGAGGACGTGATAGCCGTAACGTCGGTCTCGTCCATCCGCATTAGATTGCCCGACACGGGCGACCCCTGCGCGTCCAGGTTCAGCGGCTGCGACGTAATCCGCCAGCGTGCCGCCAAGGTCGTCGCCCCGTCGGGGCCCCACGGTGCCACGCGATAGATCACGACGAACTTCTTCGCCGAGATCGGATTGAGCAACTGGAAGTACGCGGGCTGCGTCACCCCCAACCCGACGATCTGTCCGATGATCGGCGACGACGGCGTCCAGGCTTGCGGCACCGGCTTCGTGCCGGCCACCTGCACCGACGTCTGCTGGATGGCGGCGGCAAACTGGCCGAATGCCAACTCGATCAGCCGGCGCGTGTGGTCCTGGTCGCGCTTGTCGTACCCAGTCGGCGCATCCGGCAGCTTCAGCGGCTGCGCCCGCGTGACCGAGATGGGCATGGGTTAGACGAGGCCGGGCACGTCAAACGGGTAGAACGCGAGCCGGCCGGTGCCGAACGAGCCCTTCTGCGCCTCGAAGCGCCGCAGCCCTTCGGCGGTCGGCCGCCAGCGCCCCGTGCCCTGGCGGGCGTTCATCTCCGCCTTCTCGTCGCGGATGAATTGCGCGACGTCCTGGTCGTTCAGATCGTACGCCATCGCTTACCGATGCCTCAAGGAGTCCACTCGGGCGGAGTCTGACACAGGCAGGACGTCCAGGTCGCTCGTGAGCGTGGGCAGCTTGTCGGTCGGGCACGTCTGCGACGTCATGCCGGCCCGCTCTTCGCACTGGAAGGTCTCGGTCGCCCAGACGTACGTCCAGACGAAGACGGCGCGCTCGCCGACGTGCAGCCCAAAGTCGCCCTGCGTCCAGGTCCAGATGTTCGTCTTCCCGTCGAGCGTCAGCTTCTCGGTCGTCGGGGCGTCGCACTGGTGGAGGATCGCGGCGATGAGCCCGCAGTGCCGGTCGTAGGTCCAGTCCTCCTCGACCTTCGTGATCGTGGCGACGGTCACGCCGTCCGCCTGGGCGATTAGCGCCGGCATCACGCGCGCCCATTGCAGCGCGGTTGGCTCGACGGGGTCGATCGGGCGGAGGCTCGGGCCCACACTCCGGAGACAGTCAGCCAGTCCGGCAAGTACGAACAGTGCCACGACAGTACTCCGCAGTATCGCCAGGATGCCCCAGGACGAACGATCGGCGAAACGGCTCATCGGGATATTGGCTACCTCCTACTTCAATTTTGGAAAGAGGACCCTAACATATTGCGGTGTGTGACCTTACGCGCTCCACCCACCCGGTCGCTTCAGATGGCCCCCCGGGGGGCCTCGAGTCCGCCAGTCTGCCAGTCTGGCAGGCTGCCAACCTGACGCGCACCTGACGCGCAGCGCGCGACGTCCAGGCTTGTTGCCGCGTTGCCTAACTGACTGACTGGCAAGCTGTTGCGTCATGTGAGTGAGCGCTCACTTACGCGGGTGCGGAGTTGGCAGACTGCGCTGTCGATCGCGCAACCTACAGCGTGTACGTGACTTGCGTGCCGAGCGAGCGATCCCAGGCGCGCGCGGTCCGCATGCCCTCGAGTTCACGCAGCGGCACGAGCGCCAGCTTCCCGTTCTTGAACTGAAACAGCACGAAGCACTCGCCCATTTTTACGGTCGCTCCTCGTAGTTGCAGCGCTTGTTCATGCAGCGCCAGATCGGGCCGGTTGCGTCGATGTGCAGGAGCATCGGCATCCCACAGCCGTTGCGAAGACAGCGCGGCGGCGCGTGCTTGTTGAGGTGATACTCAGGCCCAGCCTTGCTTGGCTCCCACTGCGGCGGCTCGTTCTCGTCCCAATCACGACTCTCCCACGGCTGGCGCATCTATCGTCGCTCCACAAGTAACACACCAGTTGCCGTGCGCCGACTGCTTATGACCGAAGGTGTAGCACCACGAGTGCATCACCTCTTCATCCTTCTCGAGCGTCGGGCGACGCCAGTCACCCTTGCCCACTCGAACCCTCCGCGATCTTGAGCAGGACGAGTTCGAGCGCGCGTGTGCGCCGCCACTCGCATGCCTGCTCTGCTTCGCGCCGCTCACGAGCAAGCGCGTATGCCCTCGACGTCTCAAACACCACGAGCCGCAGTTGCCCCTGCGTCAGGTGCAACATCGGCTCGTTAGTCGTAGACATTCAGCTTCATCGGCTTGCGCGAACGCGCCGCCTTGTGAAACTGCTTCGGGATGTTCATCGAGCGATGATCGGTCTTAGTCGCCGCGCGCTTCCCGGCGCGCTCGGTCGTCACGCGCTCGACGCCATCGAACCGCACACCGCCGGCCAGGCGGGCGCGATGCGGTGGCGAGACTTCGCCCTGCTCGTTGCGTGTGATGATGTGCCGCTTCTCGTCCACTGAACACCTCGGTACAGGATGGCGAGCGGGGCAGCGCCCCTTGAGTGTGCTAACGGCGCGGGCGCGCGTAGACTGCGGCGCTGCCCGTACGCTCGCGCTCTTCGGTTACAGACCCTTCGTCGCCGCGAAGTCGTGAAGCTGAGACTTCGACATCTTCTTCGCACCAGCGTTCCGTTTGTACAGCTTGCTCGGCTCGTGCTCGGCGATCGCCATCATCTGGCGCTGCTTCGGTGACACGGCCGGATTGAAGATCGCCGGCGAGCGCCGCGCGTGGTCGACGTTGACCCCGCGCATGCCCTCGACCATCGAGCGCAACTCCTCCGCCTCGGGCTGATCGCCCGAGATGTGCAGGTGTACGACGCCGTCGCTGTTCGCGATCTTGGACGACGTACGCTCTGGCTTCGCCCCGCTCGAGCGGGAGACTGCCGGTTTCGTCACGGCATCGGTTCCGCGGGCCATCTTATGGACGCCCACGCGCACGAGTCGCGTGCTTCAAGGAGATGGGGAACTTCTTCGCCACGTCGGCGCCACCATGCTTGGCGGCATCCTTGTCGGTGCCACCCGAGCCGATCACCGCGCCCTTGAGGTTGGGGCGTGAGATGTGCTGCGCCAGATCGACGCCGCTTCCCTTGTTGTAGGGATTCGCTTTGGGGGACGCACTGAACGTGCGAGGGATGTTGTAGCGCTTCGCATCGGCCGGGGAGTGCAGGTGGCCGGTGCTGAGGCGCTGAGGGACTGAGGGCTTCGCCATAGAGTTAGGACTCCGAAACGGGTGCAGCTAGTTGTTCGCTCGCAACCGGAGCGCTCGGCCCACTCGACAGTAACGCCGGCACTTGCTTGGATGTGCCGACAGGTTGTACCAACGCTTGGATGTGCAACTCACCGATCGACAGGACCGGACCCGCGGGCTGCGCCTTCTCCTCACCGAACCGCGCCTTGTCGACGACGCCGGCCAGCCAGCGCCGATGTGCCACGCGCTGCACGGCCTTCTGAATGTGATCGCGGTCGGGGATCACGTCATCCAGAATGTCGAGCCCCTCCTCCGCGATCGACTCGGCGAACGACTCGTTCGCGAGTTGCAGGGCTTCGGCGAACTCAGGCTGGGCCTTCGCTTCGCTCTTCAGCATCGTGTAGATGAACTGATGCGAGCAGCCGACCAGCGCCGCGATCTTCCGCCACGACTCGCCGCTCGCGCGGCGCTCGAGGATACCCGACCACCCGCCAAGCTCCTCGCCGATCTTCTTCAGCCACGCTTCGCGCTTTGGTGTGCCGGCCACTGCGGTGCCTCGGCTTGGTGGGGACGATGTGCCTGGTACTCTAATCTAACATCAGTGTCAAGACACTGCTCGAGGTGGGGCAGGGTTGGTCGAGTCCGCTAGTCCGCCATTTCCCCATCGAGGACGACCCCTCGAGGGTGTCGCTTCGGGTTCCTTTCGCCCCCCGCATTCCGGGTGCGTCTCAGTCGGTGGTCCTGGGTTATTACTAACCCAGGACACACCACCGTGTCTGAGGCGGTTATCTCTATATCTCCCAACGAGTTAAGGTGCGTCTGAAGGTGCGTCTCAAGTGCGTCTGGGGTGCGTCTGGACCCTTAGTGTGTCGAATTGACACACCCCTCCCTGAGCCTTACTGAGCCTTACTGAGCCTTACTGACCCGCGGGTCAGATCGTATCCCTTGACCGCGCCGGCCGGGTCGCTATCTTACTCACGTACCTCAACGGAGACCTAGACGAGATGGCAACTACGACGAAGCGCCGCGCCGGTCCGGTCGACGTGCGCGTCGAGTATCACGGCAGCCTCTACCTGCTGCGTCCGCTGACGGCCGCGGCGAAGCAGTGGCTCATCGACAACGTCGGCGACGAAGTGCAGTACTTCGGCGGCGCGCTTACGCCCTTCGACAAAGTGCAGTACTTCGGCGGCGCGCTCGTCGTCGAGCCCCGCTACGTCGCCGACCTACTCGAGGGGCTGCGCGGCGACGGGCTGAGGGTCCAGTGAGCGCCCCCTGCCCCTGCTGCGACCACCCGCTGCAACACGCGATCTCGCGCGTCCTGGCCGCGCACGCGGCCGGCGCCATCACCGCCAAGCGGGCACTGCAAGACCTGGCGGACGACCTCGAGGAATGGGAGGCGGCACAGTGAATCGGTACAGCTTTCCCAACCCCTTCATCCGCAACCACTGCGTGCCGCTAGCGTTCGCGCACGTCGGGTTGGCGTACGCGGCGATTGTGGGCGACGACAAGCGAAACGCCTACGTGCGGGATCGCACGGCGGCGGCGAAGCGGCTGCGGATTCTCTCGCCGGCGGGAGTCGCGTTCAACACCCTCGCGAACGCCGAGAAGTGGGCGCTCGTATTCGGCCTCGTCGTTGCGAAGGTCGTACGCTACATCCGCGCCTACCCGGGCGAGCAACGCACCGGCGGCGGCTACTGCACGCCGCGGCGACACCTGATGACGCTCGCGACGTTCGCGCGGCGCCATCCGTCAGGTACCTACGTCGTGCGGGTGACCGGGCATGCGGTCGCCTTGATCGACGGCGTGCTCTACGGCTACTATAGGCCGCGGTCGATCGTGAATGGCTACGTCAAACTGGAGGCGGAGGACCTATGAACGGGTGGACGGTTCGGCGCGTGTTCGCGCAGTACACCTCGCGAGAGGTCTTCACCTCGCCTGACGGCGTCGAGTACGTGCGGGTGTCGAAGGATGCCTTCGACCCCGCGCGGGGCGACCTGGAAGTCCCGACGAAGACGCGGGGGATCGGCCCCGTGCGACTCCGGCGCCGGGATGCCCTCGCCGGCAATCTGAAGGGAGGGAGCGATGGCGTTCCCGCGTAACTTGGGTGGCCCCTGCGGCTGCGAGTTCGAGGAGGGGTCGTGGACCGTCTGCGCCCACCACCGCCTGCCGAAGGTGGGCGACACCCTCGAGGACGAGGAGGGGTGGCGGGAGGTGGTCGCGGTCGTCGCCTCGACCGACGAGTACGGCTTCTGGACGGTGGATCGGGAGGGCAACGAGCGGTGGTGCGACGTTCGGCCGCCCTGGCTCGCGTAGTGTCATTGTGACACATTGACGGGTGTGCTATCTTAACATACCACGAGGAGCGTGCATGACGTTTGCCAGGCTCAGGACTCGATTGACCGCGCGCGAAGAGGCGCGTCAGATCGCCGTCGGCGACCCCTACGCCGACCTCGAGGAGGTGTACGGCCTCGAGCAGCGCCGCGGGATTCGCTTCAAGGATGGCGCGCGGATCGTCGGCCCCGGCCCCTTCCAGGCCGGGAGTGCGGACCCCTCACTGCGGACGGGGCCAACAGGAACACGGAGGCATCGGTGAAAACAGTCATCATTCGGCGCAAGGAAGTGATCCTGCCCGGCGCCGACGAAGATGGCGGTCGCTATACCCTCGCCGCGCTGCGTCACATGCTCGCGCACGGGCAGAAGGCCTTCTTCGCCAGCACGCCGACGGCGCTTCGGCTCGAGGTGACGCGGGCGCCGAAACACGGCCGCTACGAACTTCAGCCTGCGCAGTATGACCGCTCTCAAACGTACTGGCAGGTCGTCGACTGGCGGACGGGGGAGTCGGCGTTGGTGTGCCGGAGCGTGCTCAAGCGCGTGCTGGCGCCGTGGACGCTGCAGATCGGGCAGCGGTTCAACGTCGTCACATACGTCCGCGGGCGGCGCGTCAACAAGTGATTCGCGGCGGGACGGACCGCGGCGGGATGCCCTACCGCATCCTCGTGGACCGGCAGACGGGGCACACGATGATCGTCTCGCCGACGCGGCAGATGCGAAAGGCCCTGCACGTCTCGGGCCGGCAATTCAAGAAAGTCTACAAAGCGGCGAACCTAGCGGAGGCGGCCCGCAAGCGTGCGGCTCGCCTCCCGAAACCCCCGGAGGCATGATGGCTTTCGTCCTGAAGACGCGCGCGATCACCGGTGACTTCTTGGTGCCGCTGAACGGCGAGCACATCGAGTACGCCACGATCGAGGAGGCCAACGACGCCACCCTGCCGGCGCTCGAGGCGGGACAGGGGCCGATCTACATCGTCGACTTCGCATCCGACGCAATCGCCGCGAAGGTCCAGTGGTAGTGGAATCGGCATTGAACGCGGCGCTCGAGCGGAAGATCGTAGAGTTGGAGCGGGTTCGCGATCTGTTCACGAGTTGGGATACGACGCCGTACGAGTGGCCGTTCGAGGTAACCCCGGAACCACGCACCACTTGCGGCAACGATGACGTGCCGATCGTGCGGATGAAGTGATCGCGCTCCTGCTCGCCCTCGCGCTTCGCTGTCCCGACAGCTTCCACCTGCAGTACGTGGCGGCGCAGGACTCGATCCTGCCGCCGGCGCGCTTCGAGGCGATCGCGTGGGTAGAGTCAGGCTGCAACCTGTCGCCGCGGCTGCGGGGGAAGCTGCACGAGATCGGGCGCTTCCAGATCACGCCGAGCGTGGCGCGGAAGCGGTGCCCGGGGACCGATGTTCGGGTGTATAGAGGGAACGTGCAGTGTGCTCTGCGTATCCTCGAGGAGAACACCTGGCGCCTGGGGCTCACGGACGCGACGCGGCGGTACAACGGCTCGGGGCCGGCGTCCTACGTCTACCTGTACCACGTCTTGAAGCGGGAGGAGGCGTTATGAGAATCACGAAAAAGCTGGCGGCGTCGGTGCTAAAGGTGGTGGACGCCGGGCTCGTGTCGGGCGTCGGCGTCCCGGAGCCGGGGAGGATGTGCGTCGAGGCGGCGGTCTGCTA